TGAGAATACACGACGGTTCTTTGGAGATAACATTACTTTAGTAGCTTTACCACCTTCTTCGTAGATTGTTTGCATAATCTCATCGATATGTGATAACTCAAGTTCACCAACGTTTGAAGATGTTGATTCTGTTGAGAAGTTGTTAGTACCGATACCTGATTCTGCTGCAGTAACACCTGCATTTGAAATACGAGCAGCTGTGTTGCTACCATCTGTTGAAGCCACGTTTACAACATTAGTTGCCCACGAGAAAACACCAGCCATAGAACCTGCAGCTGATGCAGAACCTGGAGTAGAAACGTTTAGTGAGTGAATTAAGTCAGCTTCTACATCACGACGCATTTCTGTACCACGCTTTTTAAGCTGATATGCGTACTCATCTGCAACACCAGTTTGATCTACAGCACGTTTTGTGCCTGATACTGCAACTGTTTTTGCGTTGATTTGTGTGTAGTTACCTAAACGTGCACGGTTACGCTGTGCATCTGTAAGTACTACACCGCCACCTGAACCGTGGTCTCCACCTGTTGTTGTACGACCATCTGGAGTAACAGCATCAAAGTCAGCACCTTGTGCAACTCGTGAGTTACCTGGAGGTGTTAATTCGTCTGTTTGCCACTCGTGGTAGATACCAGTCGCTTTTGTTTTACCTATTGAAGACATAAACGGTGTTTCATCTCGTGTAATCATTGAGATAAAGTTCGCTAAATCCTCTTTTTCGGATACTGATGCGCTTGATGCGCCTGAAGGGAAGCGGTTTCCTGTTGCGTTAGCCGCTTGTGTTGAAGCACCTGATGTGCCGTAACGTCCTGTTGCCATTTTATTTTACCTGTATGTTATTAGCCGAATATTGGCTTATCGTGTTGGCGCAAACCTCTTCAAGAACTCAATTTGATCTTCTTTCGAAGAGTCATTTTTAAATGCCCTTGCTTTAGTCATTGCCTCCTTGTCTTGTTTACGTTTAGTTGGTGTCTTAGCTTTGGTAGCAGGTATTTTCTTAGCAGGAATTTTAGCACGCTTTTTAGCGCCACTTTTTATACCCTGTTTAAGTCTACGAAACTCGTCTACAAATTTAACTACATTAGGGTCGGATACTACGTTAAGCAAAGCTTCTGGTAGTCCTTCTTCTAATGCAAATTCTCTTATAGACTTTTGAATAGTCTCGTCCCAATCCGGAATAACATCTGTAATAGTATCGTTAAAATGTTTTACAGATTCTTCGAATTGTTGTTGCTGTAACTGTTGTTTTTGTTGTTCTACTTGAACCGCAAGAGATTCTCTTTTGTTTCTAGCTTCCCAATAAGCAGCCTGCGCTTTAGTTTGTTCCTGAGTCAACTCACCAATTTCATAAGTATCCCCCTCTTTCTGAGCTTCTGAAAGCTTTTGAGAGATCTCATGATACTTTTTCTGATGTTGTGTTTCATCATTATAAACTTCACTTGCAATAACACTTGCTAATGTTTCTATTTCACCTAATTTTTGAGTACGCTCTTCCTCTAAAGATTTACGAGCTTCCCCAATCTCACGACCTTGTTTACTAAGATGTTGTTTGGTTGCAGAACCAGCAATCCACTCTGATAAAGGAAGTGTTACTTCTTCACCATCAATTTTGTGGGATACCATAATGTCTTCTAAGTCATCAAGTAAATAAGTATCAACTTCGGTAGCCTCGGCATCTCCGTCTTCCTCTTTACTTTCTTCCTCTTCTTCATTATCTGGTTCAACATCATCTTCATATTCGGCAGATTCTACAGGTTGTTCAAGGTCTTCTTCTGTTCCTGTGTCTTCTGAGTCCTGGAGTTCAGGTTCGGGTAGAGATTCTTCTGGTACCGGAACTACACCAGCTTCCTGGAGTATTTCTGATTTATTAAGAATGTCTGCGAGCATCTGATCTTCAGAACTGCTGTCAACAATTTTATCATCCGTTTGGGTAGAACTATTATTATCAGCCATCATTAGTTACCTCCTGCTTATTAGTATTGTAAGGATTATTTTTTCCAAAATTAGGATTACCTCTTTTCTTTGCGGGAGCATTTTCTTTCTGCAATTTAATTAAAGCTTCTCTGTAATCAAATAAACCTTTAATTATAGGAGCATCGTTTCTAATACGACTAGCTCCACTTATATCTGCAGTATGTTGATTTAAGTAATAAGTTATTGAGTTATCAATATTGTCTATTACTACATCTATTGTTTCTTTTTTAATATTAATCATTGCTGTCTTCCTCACTTAACTTTTCCATAATAGGAATGTTACGACCTTTAGTTTCTATACTAATTAACTTTTCTTTAACGCTACCTAGCGCCATAGAACAAGCATATAAATGCTCTCTAGTCTTAGTTTCGTGAGGTTCGGTTTTTAGCCACTCAACAAAGAAATCTACTAGGATATCTCCGTATGCTGAGTCAAAGAAGTTATTCCGAGTATCTACTGCGAACTTCGCTTCTTGTAAAGCTATTTGTGATAATCTATCTGGATGCACCTTCTTGGTCATCCTCTTGTCACCTGCTTCTCTATATTTTTCCATAATTTACCTTATAAACACATCATCCCGAAGGGTAGAGGTGTGATTAAAAGAGGGGGCTATTGCCCGCCTCCCATTGCTTGTTTTAATAGTTGCACTGCTTGTGCAGGGTCTATACCCATTTGTTTCACCATATCATCCAGTGAACCGCCTTCTTTACCTGATGGTGCTGCTTCAATAGACTTAACTATATTAACAGCCTTCATCATGATTTCGTCCATATTGCCCGGAGTCGGGAGATTTTCTGGAGTAACTTCTGCTTTAATTGCGGCAGTCTTAAGGCGAGCCCATTCTTGATCATGACGATCAAGTGCAATAGCCGTTTGCCTAATGTTATCTTGAAGCGAATTATCTGCTTGCACCTTAGTATAAACTGAATTTGCTTCAGCTTGTTTAGCTTTAGATTCTTCAACACGAGCTGCGATCTCCTTCATTCTCTTTTTATCATCCTCTGCTACTTTCATAGCTTTCTTAGCTTGTTCTAAGAATTCTTTAGTGGTATGATCTTTAAGATATTGTTCTGGTTTAAGATCAAGACTATTAACCATATCAAATGCTATATTAGCTACAGCATCTGGTTTAATAATAGCTCCTTGACCTGACTCTTTAAGCATAGGTATTAATTGAGATGCTAATAACATTAGCTTTTCTCTTTTGTTAGCATTAGAGTTTTCACCTAAATCTACATCTACTTCCAACTCTATACAGGTAGGTAGTTCTTTTAGATTAACATCTAACATAACACCACGTCTATCAGACATAATACTAACTTCATCCATGTTAGCTTTTATAGTCTTATAAACACCTTCACATAATCTTTTAAATCCGCCTTCAGCAAATTTTCTGGCTATGTGCTGTATACGTTTTTGGCTAGCAGTCATAACTTGACTTAGTTTAACTTCACTGTTACCTGACACGTATAATTCGTCATTAAGTCCTTGTGCTGCTTTGGACATACCTGTAGCTTGTTCTTTGTGCACTTGTAAGTGTTGTAACAAAGGAACTGTACCTGCACTAATAGTGCTTGGTGGTAAGTCAGTAACTGCACCTGCAGGATTACCGTTAGTTGGTATAATCTGTTTAGGTCTCATATTTTGTAATGCAGAAAAGTCTACAACATTTGGATCAGCTAACTTAGGTGAATAATTACTTAAGTAAGTGTTCTCTACAAAACCACGTAGTATAGCAGTAGAAGTAAGTGTAGTAGATCTTGTCATATCTGCTATAGATAAACCAAAAAATTCATAAGGTATTTCGAAAGGACTTAGTGATGCTAGTGGAATATAATTACAGTCTTCTTCATGTAATATGTTACTGCCTGCAACAATTATATGTTTAAGTTCTGCTATACCATCTCCATCACGATCTACTTTAATCCAACACTCTGTTACAGCTACTTTCATATTGGCTTCTAACATTGAGTCATCGTCAGCACCTGAGCCAGACCAGTATGTTTGACCTGTTACACGTTTACGTACTGCTACGTCTTCAGAATAATTAGAATGATCTTCACTTGCACTAGGTAATTCTGACCAATCAGAAACCTCATCTGCAATATCAGGATACATCTTTCTTATATCTGAACGAGACATTTCTATTTGTACACCAACAAACTTAGCATCATCAATAGCACTTGCATCTCTTGATATTAAGAAATTTTCTGGTGGTACATTTTCTATTTTAACTCTAGACATATCATAGGTTCTTTTTAACCTAACATCTTCGTAAGCATTAGTAGCTGGATTAAAATTTAATTCGCCAACTACTTCTATTTCTTTATCGGATAGCTTAAGATCTAGAGCCTCTTCAGTAAGTGATTCGTACTCTTCAAAGTCAGTATATTTGTCTTCAACAAAGTCCCAACGTATTACTGAGTTCTTCCAAAGTAAAGCTGACTTTACCCAGGTATTTAATAATTCCCAACCATTATTCTTTTTAAATATAGTATAGTTAACTAAATCTGAAGCATCATTAGCTGCTGCGATAGCGCTGGGTGATGCTGACCATGATTTAAATTTAGCTATGCGGTTGTTGTTAAACATTAACTCTGATATTAAAGCTAAGTAAGCTTCTATAGTTTCTGTTGTATCTGATGAAACTATCTTAGATACACCATTAGGTCTTAAATGACCTTCAGGTAAACCTGCGTATTCATAAGTAGACTGTAATCTGTCGTTAGCTAATTCAGAAGAGTTTAGAAAGTCTCCTGCTGAGTTAGATACACCTGTATCAACCAAGTTAATTAGTTGTTCGTCGGTTACTTTCTCAAGATAACCGGTCATATAATTGCCCATATAAGGCCTCCTATCAATCTAGCACCCATATGGGTATATACTATAGTACGGGGTTTTTGAACCAAAGGTACCCCGAAAACCTAAAGGACAGCATGAGGTTCAACTGTATAGTCCGTCTTTACCTTCCTTCCGCCAGTCTTCACGGTGGGCACGGACAAGCTCTGGCTCTTTATGTTCTTTAACGTTATCACGTCCATAAGTAGCTGAATTCTTAGATTTCTTAGTAGGGTCCCAGACTTTACCATTCTTTTGTTTAACACCTTTTGAAGGTCTGTATATAGTCATTGTTATCCTCCTAAATCTTTTTTAAGTTGTGCTAGTTCTTCTAGCTCTTCTACACTTAAGTCTGCACTAGTTCTTTCTGTGGTAACAGATTCAACTCTTGTTTTCTTAGGTGCTTTATATTCGCCTAGTTCTTTAGCAATCTTAAATGCTTCTTCACGATCTCCATCTTCCATTGCTTCATGCATAAGCAACTTCATTATATCTAAAGGGTCTTGTGCTACAGAATTAATAGCTTCCAAAGTTTCAGCCATCTCAGCTGCTTTTTCTTTAATTCTTATATCACGTTCTTTTCTTAATCTACGAGCCTCTGCTGAAGCTTTAACTCCTGCTGCCTGAAAGTTTTTTATTTTTTGTTGACCTTCAGGAGTCTCTGGATTAATCATGTGTTTAGCAAAATTAGATTGGCGTGGATCCTTCATCATTCTTTCTCGGATCTCTTCTATTTGTTTACTTGTTTTAGCCATTAAATCCAATCCTCATTATTATTGTTGACAAAGTTCTTTTGTCTCCAATCGACTTTTTGATTTGACAGTTTATCTATATTAGTACGATAAGCTTCCCAGGTAATAGCTAATGCCATAACAGTATCGTCATGATGTCCTTGTAACGCTTCTGTTTTACCTGATGTTGTAGATATGTATGTTTTCATTTCAGCTAATATTACTTTGGAAGGAATCCAAATGTCTTCTTCTTCCACAGCATTTTTTAACTGACCAATAACTCTAGGCTTACTTCCGTGTGTCATCCTGAATCCAGGAGTTTGACCTTCTTCTGAGCTTAACCTAGCCGCTTTAGTTTCATAATACATATTAACATAACTCATCTGTTTGAGTCTCTGTAACGTAGCTACGCCCATACTATTAGATTCTACTGCTAACAGTGCGTTATTAAAATATCTACCAAGATAAAATAAATGTTCACCATAAAGAGTAGGGTCCACTGTATTATCTCTATACATAGCACAAATGTGACCTTTAGTGTTCATAACTATAGCTGTACTATAGTCTTGTTTAACACCAAGAGCAACATCAGCCCCTATAATATAATTGTCTTGCCAATCAGGTGGTATCCATATTTCTAGATTACCTCTAGGGCTGTCATCAAAAGAACCTAGTTCTTCATTGTAGCCTCTCAATGCAATTGGTGGTGTAGGTTTAAATGAGTTTATTTTCTCTGAGTCAAACACTGATGCACCTGAAACCAAGAAGGCTTCTTCTGCATTAGCAGGATACTCTTGTCTAAACTTATCTACTCCACCTTCAACGATCTTTAATCGTCTCCAATATATTTGTTCGTCTGTAAGATCATACTTTTCTTTATAATCTTTTTCTTCAAAAGTTAATTCAAATTCATTAGGTACTTCTCTTTCATACTCTACTGTTTTAAACCATGGAATAAAGATAGCAATGTAGTCAGACTCACCTGCAGCTGCCGCTTGATACAACCTATAAAATTCACCTGATGCACCATTAGCTGTTGATTCAATAATAACTTCAGTACCATCTGATTGTGATATACCTTGGAATAGTCCAGCAAGTATCTTAGCATCATGTTGCCAGAATGCAACTTCTGATCCATGTAGTATAGTAGGTGTAGTTCCTCTTCCGGCCTCTGGTGAACCTGCTGTATATAGTCGGTATGATCCAACTGCATCTGTATCAGTGTATGCCGGCGTTTGAATTGAAATTTCTTTTGCGTTTGTTTTTTCTAACTTAGGTTGTAACCCTTTTTCCATATTCTTAATGAGGTTTTTACTCATGCTAAATAAAGAATCTGAGGTAGCACTATCATGTGCCATCACAACAGAACGGGTATGTTGTTGAAAGTAAGTTTTCCAAAATACTCTTCCAGCACAAAAGGTAGATATACCCTGTTGTCTAGCCTTAAGTATTATAGCTCTAACTTTACCTGTTTCTTTTCTTTGTTTCTCTAAAGCTTCGTTAATAATAGTTTGAGCTTCATTAAATTTAAATGGCACAAAACCTTTAGTAGCGTCTTTAGTAATAATTCTTATTTGTTCTTCAGAAAATTTTTCAAAGTCTTCAGAGTAATCATTTAAATTTTTTCTTCTCTTCAGCTCTCTAAGAGCTTCCAACTGCGCTCTTTCTTCTTTCATTTTGCTGTCCATAATTTTTCCTAGTGGTAATAAACTATTTCTTTTTACCTACACATTTACCTGCTCTCTTGCAAGCCATTTTTGTTTTACAATTAGCGCAATGTTTAAATGCCTTTTTTCTTTTAGACATCATAGGGCTTTTCTTACTACATAACATTATTTCTTCCTTTTCTTTCCAGAGGGAGTAACAGACCACCTTATTGCCTTAGGTCCTGTTTTCTTTTTAGTATCGGATTTCTTTACTTTGGAGGCTACAGCCTTGGGTCTGCAGGCAGGATAGCTTTTACGCTTATCATTCTTACCTGATCGACCACAAGGTTTACCTGTTTTAACATCACGCCAGTCTTCCTTAAACCATTTTTTAAGAGAGGCACCTTTAGCTGTCTTACGTACTGCCATATTATTTCCTCTTACTTTTACCGTAGTTCTTAGCACCAACCTTACGACACTTAGCCATGTGTCCTGATCTGTATGCAGAGTTCTTAGGCATAGCTCTGGCTACTTTTTTGTAGCAAGCATCTTTCTTGGTTTTCTTAACTGCCATAGTTATCTCCTCGATTTAGCTCCTGAACATTTCCATCTTTTCCTACTTAGATTTAACGGGCTGTTAGGATTCTTAGCTGCTGCCGGTGAACGTTTCTTTTGTCCAAGAGATCTAGCGCAGTAAGCATCACCTTTTTTACTGCTAGGTTTAACTCTGGCACCACCACCTTTAGCTTTACCAGCTTGTCCATAACTAACTCTTTTCCCGCTTGCAGTAACTTTTACTTTAGCTTTCCCTTTATTTGGTCTTGCTGCCATAATATATCTCCTTTACTGTAATGGGTTCTCTACTAATGAATCATATGCTTTCCATATGTCATCTATTTCAGTTTGGTATTTGTCAAGCTTATCGCCCAGACTATCAGTGATCCCAGTCGATCTCTCAACCTGACTACGTAAGTCAAGCAACTCTTTCTGTTGCTCCAAGATTGTT